CCAGGACTGCACCCGCTGGACCCTGGTGAACTACGACCGTCAGCCCTACTTCATCTTCGCCGGTCTGACCCAGGACGTCCGGGGCCGGATCCACGCCGGCATCGAGAACTACTACGACTGGCGCCAGGACTGGCGCAAGGCTCACCTGTCCGAGCGCATCGCCGCCCGCAAGCTCCGACAGAACTACAAGGCCGGTGAGCGCAAACGCATCCAAGCCAAGGTCGAGATGCCGCCCTGCCCCTACTGCGATCAGCGGGACATGGTCTGCCGGAACGGGCGCCAGGTCAACATCGTGCTGCCTGACCGCCAGCGCTACCACTGCCGTACTTGCAATCGCAACTTCCAAGGAGAGGAACTATGAAGAAGGTATTTCCGCAGTATCTGGACAAGACCCTGGACAACTTTGAGGCCACCACACCCAACCTGGAGAAGGCCGTCAAGGTCACCAGGAACTACATCGACAACCTCAAGGAGATGAAGGACCAGGGCAGGGGCATCACCTTCGTCGGCGAGAACGGGGTGGGCAAGACCCACCTGGCTTGTGCAGTCCTGTCAGCAGTCAGAAGCCCTGACCGTGACCAGTGGTTGACCAGGAAGCCGGTCAGCATCGAGTGCATCGAACTAGCCACTTGGATCGATCTGTGGCAGGAGACGTTCAAGTTAAGTGGCGAAGACGAGCGTTATCACTACATCAGCGATCAACTGCGCTACGTCAAGCGGGTGTCCTTCCTGCTCCTGGATGATCTGGGGCGAGAACACGAGTCGGTGTCAGGCTGGTCCAACGAGCGCGTCTTCGATCTGCTTCGGTACCGCCACAACCGGTGCCTGCCAACACTCATCACCACCAACATCCCTATCGAGAACGGTGACGCCCCCATGGATCTGAAGCGCCGTTACAGCGAGGGGATGTCGAGCTTCCTCAACGGGACCAGCGTCATCATCGAGATGGAGGGTGAAGACTACCGGTGCGCCGTGGACAGATAGGGACCGACTACCAGCAGCGCATGATCTTCATCTGGGAGGGTGCGGTCGCCACCCTCCCGGAACACTGGTCGATCAGGGGCCTTGAGCACCTGGCCGTCCGTACCGGTCAGAGCCGGCGTGCCGTCGACTACTGGAAGGTCCAGCACCAGGGCCTGGCCCTCATGTGGTCCCTCCTGGCCCGCACCGACTTCCGCATCGACCTGTGCGTCACCACCCGCCCTCCCCGCTTCGCAGAGGCCGTGGCCGACAAGGTACTCATGGAGAACTGGCCTGTGCATTACGTGTTCGCCTCGTCGCCGGAGTCACTCGGTCGGAGACTTGCCACCATGCCCGACGTGGCACGGGTGTACTACGGGCTGGAGCGGCAACGCTTCGCCTACGGGCCCAACGGTTACTTCATCGACCCGGCCATGCCCCTGGCGATGGACTGATGCCCGACATCGAGTACCAGACCCTCTGTCGGGCCATCCAGGACCGGGACTTCAACACTCTGGCCCACGCCCGGATCACCGACGCCTTCTTCCTGGACCCCGACAACGCGGCGGTCTTCGACTGGATGCGCGACCACTGGAGCCGCTACGGGTCCTCCCCCAGTGAGGACGCTTTCCACCGGGAGTACCCCGCTGACAACCTGATCGAGACGCCCGAGCCGCTGTCGTACTACGTCGATGAGCTACGGGAGCAGCGACGCTACGCCATGCTCACCGGGATGCTCGACAGCGTCAAGGAGCCACTCAAGAACCAGGACACCGACATCGCCGTCAAGCTCCTGGCTACCGGCCTGGAGGGTCTCCACCAGGAGGTCACCGAGCTATTAGACGAGAAGCTCAACGACACAGGAGAGGAGCGCGTGACCTATTACAAGGACATGATGACGGCCAAGGGCCTACTCGGCTGGTCCACCGGGTTCCACAGCATGGACTTCGCCACCAGCGGGCTCCAGCGAGGCCAGTTGGTCACCCTGGCCGGTAACCCCAAGGTGAAGAAGTCCCTGCTGCTCATGTGCATGAACATCGCCGCCAACGACGCCGGGGCCAAGACCATGTACGTCAGCTTCGAGATGACCAACCAGGAGCAGCGCACCCGCCATGACGCCCTGCGTGCAGGCATCAGCCTGACCCACCTCCAGCAACCGGCCCAGATGATCGACTGGGAGTGGAAGAAGCTGGGCCGGATGATGCACACCCTGGAGGACAAGCCATCCTGCGTCCTCGTCCACGATCCCACGAGCACCACCACGGTCTCGGCCGTCCGGGCCAAGATCGCCCTGCACCACCCGGACGTGGTGCTCATCGACGGGGCCTACATGATGGAGTGTGAGGATCCCAGCCTCACGGCCAACAGCGCCCAGGCCCTCACCCACATCACCCGGTCCCTCAAGCGACTGGCCCAGCAGGCCGACGTAGCCGTCGTCCAGACCACCCAGGCCCTGCTCTCGCGGACCCCCAAGGGGAAGCTCAATCTCGGCTCCATCGGATATTCCTCCAGCTTCGCCCAGGACTCCGACGTGGTTTTCGGCGTGGAGGCGGTCAAGGATACGGAGGGCAACTTCGCTGACAACGAGGCACTCCTGCGGATCCTGGCCTCCCGCAACTGCTCACCGAGAGACGTGAGGCTCATAGTCGACCTTGATCACGGGTCCATCATGGAGGGCGAGGACGTGGAGTACGAGGACGACGACAAGGTTGATTGAGGACCTGCTGGAGCACATCGGCGTAGAGGACATCCGATCCCTGGGAGTAGAGGTGCGGGGCCGGTGTCCCATGCACGAGAAGCGCACCGGGGAGCGCGAGCACCGTCCTGACCACTGGTCGATCAACCGGCGCACCGGGGCGCATCACTGCTTCTCCTGTGAGTACTCAGGCTCCCTGACCCGGCTGATCATGGACGTAGCCCAGACCAACCTGTGGGATGCCCACCGCCTGATCAGGGAGTTCGACGTCAACCTCTCCGACGACGAGGCCCCCTGGGCCCCACCGGTTGGTATGGTGATCGAGAGTCGGCTGGCTGAGTTCGGGCCGGTCCCGCCCCGTGCCTTGGAGCGCCGCCGACTCACACCAGAAGTCTGTGACCGTTACCAACTTCGCTGGGATTATGAGGAGGCAGCCTGGGTTATCCCCATCTTCTCCCCATCTGGGGAGAAGTGGGGCTGGCAGACCAAAGGGACCGAGATCCGCAACCACCCCCCAGGGATCAAGAAGGGCCGCACCCTCTTCGGTCTCGACATGCTGCGCTCCGACCAGGCCGTCCTGGTGGAGTCCCCGCTCGATGTCGCCTACCTGGACACCCTCGACGTGCCGGCCGTAGCCGGCTTTGGCTGTCAGATCAGTGCCATGCAGATGAAGCTCCTGGTGGAGCGCTGCGACAGCCTGGTGCTGGCCCTGGACGACGACAGGGCCGGCATAGCCGAGACCCGCAGGCTGCTCCGCGAACAGTGGCACCACCGGATCCCCATGACGGTGTTCAACTACCAGGGCCTCGACGGCAAGGACCCTGGGGAGCTATCCCCACTGGAGGTCCGCAAGGGCCTCAGTGCCGCCGTCCTGGCGAGCTTCTGGTGAACGTCCTCAGGAAGTCTTGGGCGCATGTTTAAAGGGTCGCTGTACCCTTTTCAATTCGAAGCGGTCGAGGCCATGATCGACATGAAACACCTGCTGGTGGCCGTGGAAATGGGGCTGGGCAAGACGGTGATGACCATTGCTGCGGTGGAGCGGCTGATCGATGACGGCCTGGTGGGAGGGGGGCTGATCATCTGTCCCGCCTCGATCAAGATCCAGTGGCGGCGCATGATCGAAGAGTTCGCCCCGGAGGCCAACGTCATCGTGGTCAACGGAACCGCCTCCCAGCGAGAGGAGCAGTACCGCCGCTACAAGCGCGGTGAGGGCGAGTACCTGATCATCAACCCCGAGCAACTGACGGGGGATTGGGAAATCGTCTCCAAGCTGCCCAGGGACTTCATCGTGGCCGACGAGTGTGTGCTGGAGGGATCCCTCGTAGATACACCACAAGGGCCACGTCGTATCGAAAGTCTCGGTGTGGGGGATCTGGTGGACAATGCCGTGGGCACAGGAAGAGTCACGGCTGTACGGCGAGTAGAGCGACAGATCCTCACCCGGCTCACCCTGGTGGATGGACGACAACTGATCTGTTCACCGGAACATCCTGTTCTAACTTCTTGGTCCTGGTTGCCTGCTGCCATGATAAAGTGTGGGGATGCCATCGTCAACCAGCAAGAAGCATTGCGAGTGGTGCGGGGAGCCATTGCCCGAGAAAGTGACGATCATGGCAGCCACTGGCCCGATTGTGCGCTTCAACAAGAACAGGTTCTGCAATGGATCCTGTGCAGCGAAGTGGAGAATGAGCCAGACCACTATCCGAGAAAAAATGTTCACGCCAGAGCGAGCGGAGAAACTACGGGTAGCTACTCAAAGGCACTGGGACACACAGACGCCTTCGCCACAGAGTGCCTGGAGGCGTTCACAGCGAGGTGGGTTCATCCAGGGCGGCAATGGGCGAGGTATGACCAAAGCCCAGAAAGTCCTCCTCGCAGCATTGCCTACCGGGTGGGTGATCGAATACTCGATCTCGATCAAGGGGTGCTACTGGACACCGGAGTACCCTTCTCACTACAAGGTCGATCTCGCCAACCCGTATCAACACTTGGCCGTAGAGATAGACGGTTTCAGCCACAAGGCTGGCCCCCAACAGGCACGGGACAAGAAGAAGGACAAAAAACTCTTGGAACTAGGGTGGTCAGTATTGAGGTTTTGGAACTGGGACATCCAGAGTTCGCTCGACTCAGTGGTGACCGAAATCATGTCGCATTGTACGACCTCGCCGTAGAGGGGCACCCCTCCTTCTCGGTCCAGGGACTACTGGTACACAACTGCACATGGTTCAAAAACTTCAAGCCTCAGCGGTCGAAAAAAATCAAGCGGCTCCGCGCCACCTACCACTGGGCGCTCACCGGACAGCCCATCGAGAACCGGGCCGAAGAGGTCTTCTCGATCATGCAGTGGGTCGACCCTGCGGTCCTGGGGAACTTCAAGACCTTCGATGCAGCGTTCATCAAGCGGGACTACTTCGGACGCGTCCGTATGTACAGGAACCTCCCCACCCTGCACCGGCTCCTGTCCGATCACATGGTGCGCCGCACCCGAGCAGAGGTAGCTGATCAGCTACCGGCCGTGGTGGCGCCGCCCCCCATCCTGATCGACGCCGACGCCGACACCTCCAAGCTCTACCGGCGCATGGTCCATGACCTGGAGTCCGAACTGGCTGAGGCCATGAACTCCTGGGGCAACTTCTCCCTAGGCGGGTTCTACCGGGGCGAGGAGCAGGGTGAGGCCCGTGGCCGGATCATGTCCAAGCTCGTGTGCATGAGGATGCTCTGCGACCACCCTGAGTTGCTACGGCTGAGCGCCGCCCACTACCGTGGCGTGCTCCCAGGCACCAGGACCGGCAGCGAGTACGCCGAAGAGCTACACGAGGCCGGTCGCCTGGAGGGCCTGAAGAGGGCCCCCAAGCTCGACGCCCTGGTAGGGACAGAGGACAAGCCGGGGCTGATCCGAGAGATCCTGGAAGCCCACCCCGAGAACAAGATCGTGGTCTTCTCCTTCTTCAAGGACATGCTCGACATCGTGGCCGAGCACACCAGGAGCCTGACCCGGTCAGTGCTCTTCACCGGAGCCGTGTCGGTCACCAACCGGGACAAGGCCAAGCAGACCTTCGCCACCGACCCTGACACCAGGCTCTTCCTCTCCAGCGATGCTGGCGGGATCGGTCTTGACCTGCCGGTGGCGAACTACCTCATTAGCTACGACCTCCCCTGGAGCAGCGGAGCCTTCACCCAACGCCAGAGCAGGATCATCCGCCTGAGCAGCAAGTTTCCCCAGGTCACCCTGCTGACCATCCAGGTCGCCGGGAGCATCGAGGAGTACCAGCACCTCCTCTTGCAGCAAAAGAAAAAGGTGGCCGACGCCGTGGTCGACGGCAAGGGGATCAACCCCAGGGGCGGGCTGAGCATGGATCTGAGAAGTCTCTCGGAGTGGTTGCGCGAGAGCGTGGTGTAATTCTCGACTTCTCGACAGAGATCGCCTTGATTTCTCAATAACGGCTCTGTAATCTCATCCACTGACCCGCTGGACAGCGGGCAGTGAGAGACCCCCCGCGTCCAGCGGGCTAGTGAGAGAGTAGG